CAAGCGGTAGCGATGTCAGTCCCATCCGCAAACGAACTTATAGGTGCAGCTCCAAGCAATACCAGCGCATCGGAGCAAATTGAAACGTCAGTGTCGCCTGCCGCCATACATGCCTCACGCTAAATAAGGGGCGACCGAAGCCGCCCCGAATTACTTAGATTGCAGTTGTTGTGATAACACCAGAGGTATTAGTCGCAACCAACAGTTGCCCGCCATCACTAGCGTAATTCATGATGAAATCGCCAGTGGTGATCAAGCCTTCCACACTGTTGAAATAACCAGACCCAGCAACAGCGGCCTTGTTATCAGCAGATGAAGAATAGCTATAAACGGACGGTGCATTGCCGCTCTTAGAGGCGGCAACAGTTGACCAATTAGCTTGAGCAAATGCCATTAGTTGTTACCTCCTTATTCAGTACAGCTGATTTTTACAATGCCTTCGTCGTCGATTGCAATCGAACCGGCAGAGAACATTGAGCTAACGAGGAATGAAGTCTTCTCAGGAATGTAGTTGACTTCAGTCTTCTGCGCCATTGATTCGGCGTAACCCATTGAGTCTTTGTGCCAGGCGAAGCAAGTACGAGTGCTAGGCTTGGGAAGGCCGCCTTCGTCACGATCACCGATAGTGATAAAGCGGAAGCCCATGAACGTGTTAATTTCGCCCTGGACCAAAGCCTTAACGCTTGCGAAGTCGCTAGAAGTTACTTCAGTTTCACCCAACAATGCGTCGAGCTGGCTTGCGTGCATCAACATATAACGATCAGAAGCGGGAACGTTTTTCTCGTTGAGTGCTTTAGCAGCAGCCCGGAGCTTCTCGATGTTCATGTTAGATGCTGCGCCACCGATAGAAGTAGCAACAGTTGAAGGAGATGAAGCGGCATTGAGCGCATCGATACAAACCTGATCGATACGACGACCGATTGCCTTAGATACAACCTCAACCAATTCACGGCGCTCATCGAAGTTGATGTGCGACTGATGGAAGATGTCGCTATATTCAGCGGCAATGTAGTCACTCATTGTCGCAGTTACTTGCGAATAAGTAACATTCAAAGGCGTTACGTCAGTTTGCGGAACGCGAACCGTTGCAGTGCCTTTACCAATTTTAGGGAACTTAACCGTGTTGCCCTGGACGTTCGTTCGAGACCGCATCGTCCCACGAAGAACCGACTCGGCCTGATACGCCTGTTTAACCTCTGATTCGAAGAGGGTAACAAACGCAGTCGTTACATTCTGTGCCATGACAGAACCTCCATAAAGTAAGTTTGATTAGTCGCTACCGTTAGCCGAAGATCGGGCGGTTACTTGTGGAGTATGTCTCCACCACCAACGGACTCACCGTATAGAAGGGCCGCGAGCGCGGTTAGCCATCAGGCACAATCTTAACGAAAACTCAAGTATTAATACAATACTTTTTGTTACTGCGCTTGCGCGGTCATCCACTGCCGTTCGATTTTAGTCCTCCAGGCGGTATCAGTTGTCCATCGAGGATCAGAAATTGCAGCTTCCAAATCCTCCCTGGTCATCTCTGGTGCGCTTGGTGCGGACTGAATAGGGATGTTCTCGTTAGTAATGGCTTGGTGATATTTCAGGAATGCGTTGATCGCATCGGCGCTGTTCAAACTCATCGCCATTGCTTCTCGCTCATTGTTGGTGAGCGGCGCCTTGAGCAATAAACGCTCGGCCATTTGGATTTTTTCCTGAGCACGTTCTCCCAGCTTATTCATTTCCTCCTGGTGATTAATCTGCGCAATCTCTTGCTCTTGCTGCGCTGTACCCAAGACAGACTGAGCAAGATCTTCAAACGCTTTCTGGCTAATTCCGTTGTCCTTCGCCCAGGCTTTGTAGATATCCATGACTTCATCATCTGCATAAAGTCCTGCATCTTCGAGGCTAGAAAGGTCATATTCATCTGGGGCTTTGTGTTTGCCTTGCTTAAACTGCTTTTCAAGTTCAGCATAAGATTTAGCCAGCTTCTCAACATCCGGCCCATCTTCATCCCAGAATTTTTCAGGGTAATACTCAGGCCGTTCGAGCGGAGTGTCCTCTTCATCAGCCACCATTGGTTCTGAATCTTCATGCAGCGGTATTGGAGCCTCTTGTGCTGGCTCTTCAGACTCTGCTTGAGATACGTTAAGTAATGTCGGCTCAGTCGCCTCATTTGTTGCTTCATTAGTTGATACTGCTTCATTAGCCATTGTCGCTCCTTGCTACTCGTTTTTCGATCATACGAACTATCTCAGCCATCCCCGTCCTAACGTATCCATAACTTGGATCTTCGCCAGGCGTCCAAGATGGCTGTTCGATTGTCAATGTTCTTAGATGATGGAGAACCTTTTGGCCCTCTTCACTCTTGAACACCCTGCCATATAGTATATCGATATCGCTGGCTTTGGGTGTTTCATAAAATGCTTCGCTCAACCCTTCCCATCCATCGCTCATTGAATAGCGGCCTCCATTGCTCCCCCGTCATTAGCTTGCTGCGGTATTCCAGCAGCCTCTTGCTGCATCATCATCATCTGTTGCATAAACATCATTTGCTCTTCAGGTGTGCTGAGTAGATTCTGATCGATGCCGAATCGCTCTGCGATGAACTCAAGCACCCTGGGCACAGAAATCGTTGCCTGGCCTTGCGGCCCCATTTGATTAGCGATCTGCATATACTGAACCAGATCATTAATCTCTTGGAGCTTCTGAGCTTGTGCGAGCGGAGATACCGGGACGACCTTGACCTCTACGCCATTGACCTTGAGTGGCAGATCGATCAAGCCTTGTTGATCCATAACAAACAAGATACGGCTAACAATCGGAACCATTGTTTCAGTAATCAATCGTCCGAATGCTGCGCCCAGATTAGTTGCCAGCTCTCGAGTACGCTCGGCGATCTCGGTAGCAGATCTAGCACTCATGTTATCTGGCGGCAATGTGTCATCCATCAGGATCTTTTTGATATTCATCCTGAGATCGTTGATCACAATCTGGCTTGTATTGAAATCACCAGCTCTCGGCAAAGGCGCAAGCGAAGCGCCCTGGGGACCGCCGTTTCTCGCAACCGCAATCACGGCCCCTGGCTGGATCTTGATATTCTGTGGATTCAGTACGCCATCATCGGCAGCAGTATAGACGCCAGCGATTGATAGAGACGCATTCTTGAGCACTAGCTCGAGCGTCTTATTCAGCGTCTTAACATCGCTGATCGCTGTAACCAATGGGCCGCGGCCATAAACTTCACCAGCGACTTTCATGTATCGTGCGACAACAAACGGACTAGACCGCATTTCACGATAGACCAGCTCTTGCCGCTTCTCTTTCCAAATAACGTGATAATGATAACGACCTGTCTCGTTATCGAAAATGATCGCGTCCATCAAATCTAAATCTTTTTCTGGACTGCGACTGATTGCATCTTCCAGGTCCGGCGTCATTTGTGCATCGGGGAACTCGCGCTGAATCGCCTCTGCCTTGACGCGGAGCTTGCGATAAACATTCGAAACATTCCCGTATGTGCCTTCTTCGATTGCAACAAGATACTGGGGGATAGCAGTAAATCGAATCGGCGTAGCCTCATCGCCAGGCGTGATCATCATCACGCCCGTACCGACAGCCATATCCAGCAAGAACTCACCCATCGCCAGGTCAAAGTTTGACTGACGAATCGCATCAAACATCCTGACGTTATAGTTATCTAGGACGGATTGCGCCTGAACTCGTTGCTCTTTGGGAATGCCGGTGCCAGCTTCTAATCGACACCATTGCTTGTAAGGGGGAAAGAGACCGGCCTGGAGCCTATTAGCAAATCTTTGAGTTGCATGGATAGCAGTCGAGTCAAATACCCGCGCCATTTTGGATTGACCAGGAACTCGTCCCTCATAATATCCGTCATAAAGATTTCGCTGGGGTAATGCGTATTCATAACAATCCTCGTATATGGATCGCCATTGATCCTTGCGAGCTTGAGCTTTCGCCTCACGCTCCATCAGATCCTTAACATTAAGTCTAGGCATTTTGTTTCGCCTTCAATCGTTTGCTCATTGCGGCAGACTTGGCCCTGGCATCGGCTTTTGAAGATGCGCCCCATGCTTGAAGAGACAATAGCAGTCTAGTTGGTCTGCCTTTTGAATCGCGTTCTGGACCAGGATTGCCAGCCATCCTTGCAAGAAAACTGGCTCTCCTGGGATTGTCACCAGACTTGACTGGCGGCTTGAGATCACCTCCTTGCTTGCGCTCGAAAAACTTACGGCCAGCCTCGTTGAGACCACCCTTGGGATTTTGATAACGCTTGGCGACCATTACATTCCGATCCGAACGTCTGCGGTTCCGCTTGTATACTCGCCGGTCTTAAATCCCGCTCGATAGATTACCGTTGGGCCAGGATCAAATCCATAGGTCTCAATGTTGGATGTAAATGTATCGACATCACGCCAGGTTGAGCCACTATCAAGGCTACGTTGAACCGTGATCGTGCCGACCCAAGTGCCTGCAATTGAGAAATTAAAAGAATCTTCAGTGCGCAGACCATCGCTAAATGTGTTCTGTGCGCTAAGTGACGCTTCAACCAGTCCAGTATCTCTAGGCAAAATAGCCATATAAACTCCTATTTACGCTTTTCAGCTTTTTCAATTTTCTGCAAAGTCCCATAAACATAGGCTTGCTTGCGCTCGCCCTTGAGACCTAAACGCTCCGCGCTCAACATCAGTTTCTTTTTAATTTTCTTGGGCATGATTCCTCCAAAAAAATGCGGCGACCTGGATTTGGGGGCGGGGACGAGGAGCGAAGTTACCCCCTGGGGATCAAGGATACGCCAGGCCGCCGCAAGTTATCCTCCTGCGCCTAGTGTTTCGCGTCTTTCTTCCATTTGGCTTTGAACCCTCGTGGGCGATAACAGCATTCGCAAGCCGCCGGTTCGACGCGCTCGCTTACGCGCAGCGATTTGTTCTTGTAATTCACGCTCTGCCGCTTCAGCCCTTGCTTCTGCTCGTTCTTGAGCTGCAATCAGCTTAGGATCTGGCTTAGGTGCTTTAGGACGCTTGAACAATCCACTCATTCTTTAATCCTTGTCATTAGATAATAATCGGCCCCTTCCGGACCAAACTTACGCATTACAGATTCTACATCGAATCTTAACCGCTTTGCGAACTTAAATGCTATCTCATTTTCGCATCTTACTGTAATCTGCAATCGCATTAAATCAAATTCAACGAAAATACCGTCCATGATGTGGCGAGCGCCGCGCAATACAGATATCGCATTGTTCTCAATACCTTCGCCTGGAATGAGCCATGCCTCAAAATTGGACGGCCAGAGTGGTCGGACGCCGAAAACCGCTATCGGTCTACTGTATGCCATCGCGGTCCATGAGAATCCTGGTATGGCATTCTCGCCAACATATTCGTAATAGTCGGGAATTGTCTCGACGTATTCTTTCTCGAACGGCTTTAGCTCCAGGGATAGCAAGTGGTGTTGCGAAAACGGTACGATCACCAGATTGTTTGCCAGCCGCAAAGTCGGGAGCTGGATCATCAGAAGATGCTGAAATCAGTATTGGCTGTATAAGTACCACCGGCAGATTGATAAGTGCCACGGCGCAAGCGCCGCTGTTCGCCGCCACCCAGCATCAGATACCCGAACGCATCCCCAACGTGAGAGTGATCGTTTTTGACCGGCGTATCCTTGAATCGTTCCTGGCCCGCGCCAAGACTTTGTCGTTTGAAGAAGTACCCGCCTGACAGACTCTTACGCAGCCGCAAGCATTTTTTGTCAACCAGTAATGCGGGCTTGCCTGATATCAATCGACTCATCGGCGCAGCGCCAGCCTCTCTGCGCACCTGGAAAGCATTGCTGTCAGTCGGCTGCGCTTTGAAGCCTATTGATCTTAGGTGATCAAAGGCTGTCACCTCATAAATCTCATCCCGCTTGTTACCCGCCGGGTCGCCCCAAATCAGGATCTCGTTCTTGTTGTATCGCTCCGCGACCCTGGCTTGCAGCTCTTGACCAAACCGCTCCAGGCCCATGTCAAACGAAACCAGCTCATCGAGCACCCGCCACGCACCGCCATTGGTTCGTTGACCAAAGACAGCCGCAGGCGTCAATCCAAAGTCCACGCCAATCTGTACGGGATAGTACGGGTCTGGCTCCAGCTCCGCGCTCATCAGCTCATCATCGTACTCGGGCCAGACAGGTCGGCCCTCCTGAACGAACGTATACATGCCTTGGGCATAACATCGAATCCAGTCCGAGTTCTTGCCGCCCAATAGCTGTTGATAGTAACCAGGGGGCAAATTATTCCGGTTCTCGGCGGTCGGATTAACCATCCACCATTTACCGCCAGAAAAAATAAATCCATTTGCCTCGGGGTTCTCGGGCAGATCGTCTTTAGATACAGGCAGCACACCGCCGGGCTGCCGATGAAACACCCAGGGAAACTCGCCTTTGATCGGTTCCTTCTCGGCCAACGTATGCCACCAGTGATCATTGTCCGGTGGGTTCGTATCCATCCAGATGCCATACCAGGTCGGGCCGCCATCGGCTTTTGTTGGATAACGGCCAACGCGGTGGGTCAGCCCATCGATCACGGCTTTGGGTAATTCACGCGCCTCATTGCACCAGGCGCCGGTGATTTCGAGCGATAACAGCTTGCGAACAGACTGCGGCGTATCGAGCGCCAGGAAGATCACCTCGCAATCAATACCAGCCGCATCACCTCGAGCGGGTAATCGCAAGTGATGGGTGATGGGCGGTTGCCAGCGCATCCCTCCCCATACGCCCTCTGGAAACAACTCCTGCCATGTTTTTATTGTTGTCGTGCGCAGTTCGGGATACGTGTTTCTGACAACCACAAATCGAGTATACCGAATCCCATCCCGAGGGGAAGGCTTTTGTTTGACAGCGCGAAGCATAATCTCAGCCGCGCACCCATAAGACTTACCGGAACCAACCGGCCCCATCAACCCTCGAACAAAAGAATCGTCGTTAATAAACTTCCAGACGGTCGGTGAGTTAGAAAAATCCAGATCAAGACTCGGCAGATCAGCCATCGGATTCCTCGTATGTTGTATAACCAGGTTCCAGCAGCGCCGGGTCCGGTCCCTTCATGTTGATACCCACAATCGATGGGCGCTCCTGGTCCTTCTCGGTCTCCAGCATCCCAGCCGCTTTCGCCAGAACGCGCAATACCGCAACCTTATCGTGCATCTCAATCGTCACATCATCGCCACGCACGCTGATTTTCTTAATCGCTCGCAAGGCATGGTCCGGTATCTCGCTCATCGGCTTCACCGTCCCATCTAAATTCATAATATCCGTAATGTTCGCCGTACCCAGTGAGATTAATTCTTGGGCTACCGCCTCTTTGTGCTGGTGCAGCGTCTCAGATCGCCGGATTCTTTGCTGAACCTGGCGCACACCACCAAATCTGCCCAATGGGGGCCGTTGATCACTTGTAGTTTTGCGATTCCCGCCATCTTCGTTGCCGGTCTTTCTTGGCATACTCCCGCCTTATGTCCTTGATCGTCGGTGTCGGCTTCTGGGTCCAGTCTTTAAAGTCAGGATCCTTTGGGGCACTGAAGATCAGCACCCCGTTTTTGAATCCGAAAGGCCGCATTAGAACGGAATGTCGTCATCGAAGTCACTCGATGGCTGCGTCGTTACGCCCCTGGAGCCATCGTCCTCGAACAATGACAGCCAGACCTCACCCTTTTCATTGGGCAGCGGTAATGATTCCAGCTTGATGCGGATCTTGCCATCCCGCTCGAAGGCAACCCCATGCTTCAACCAGATGGGCTTGTCTCTGTTCGGGACTTCTTTTGCTTGGCTTACGTTATATCGTTTCACGTGAAACACTCCTCTGTTAGTGGACCCACAATATGCCATGCGAATGCGATATCGGCAACCCTTTCATGAGTTATAGAAAAAATATACGTAGACCTGAACACCCCTAACACCCCTAACAGTGTTCGGGTTGTTCGGGTTGTTCGGGTATGTATGGGCAAAACACTTTTTCATGAAAAACCGGAAAATATTGCTGAGGGGGACTGCATGTAACATGCGCGGGGGCGGGGGCGCAGGGGTGCGTGCGCGCGCGCGACTGAGAGTTGGCTGTCGATGTTAGTGAGTGCTTACATACATGCCAGCTTGACGCGTGACCAGGTAGTGACCAGTTGGTGAC